GAGTTTTCTCTCCATTTCGCCAAGTTTAGAAGCATTGCCTTCCCAAATCGTAGAAACTTTAAAGTTCTCCCATCCGTGCTCTTGGATGGCTTGAGACAGGGTGCGACAGTAACTTCTTGAATCTCTGTGTTGTCTAATCCTCGTTTTTAAGGATTGGATAGTCTTACCTATATACGATTTACCTGACGGACCCAAAATCTTATAGATAATTCCCCGAGGTTCCATAACTTATTTAGGGTCCTATTTTTTTTAAGAAACTTAAAAATACAAAACCTAAGAACAGTAATGGCAACTGTTGTTAAGTTTTTGTTTGCGCCCCTTGTCTCAGGGTCACGTAAGAAGCGTCCTGCTCGTTCTTCTGCGTTGGATGCTCCACCTCCACCTGTAGATGATACGAAGTATTGGGATTTTGGGAAGTATTCATGGAAAGCGACAGTCGAGGCTCTCGACAAGGATGGTATTGTCGACAGAACGTTCATCGGGTACAGTCAGAGGTTGGACATTACGGAGAGAACCCAAATTGCCTGTGACCGTCACAAACAGCCTGGAACCACGTGTGGTGAGGCACAGATGGTCATGAAGGGTGGGGAGTGTGATGAAGTTATTTTTATGAAACCAAAGTCGGGTGTCCTGATTAATCTGACTCGCTAACGTTTACTGGGGGTGCTTCAAGTATCTCAAGTTCATAGACACCTTCTTGAACTTGAGATGGCTTCACGTACGCTATACGACAATCTTTGGTGCGAAGAGCAACATTTCCACTGGGTGTCGGAACAGCGATGGGTTTGCAGAGGAGAGCGAACATTATTTTAATGTCAGGAAAAAGTAACAGATGAATCACTGCCTCGTGTTCGGTGCCAGGGGACATCTGGCCAGAACCCGTATCATTCCAGCTCTCAAGAAATTGGATTGCCCTCACACTCCCATTTCTAGACAGCAAGTGGCGAACTTGGAACACCTGAGAGGTGTCCCCAACGTCGTGGCGTATATGTCCATCCCTACACACAACTTTTGTGAAAACGTGGAACCCTATCTGGGTCTTGTCGATGCGACGTACATCCTTGAGAAACCCCATGGTCACTCCAAGTATGACTTTGAGAGAATCAAAGACTTCATTGATGAGAACAATCTGAAGGTGGTGTACAACGATCACTATCTCGGTAAAGATGTCTTGCAGCATATCCAGACTCCAACGAAACTCGAGTCCATCAAAATCAAGTTACATGAGAGTGGTGACATGAATGAAAGGATTAATTACTTTGATACTGTGGGTATAGTGGGGGACATGTATCAAAGTCATTGTGTCCTATTGTTTGCGACAATTATCGCGAAACATACGTTTAGAAATCGTGAAGAAATCTTAAAAGAATTGGCTTCAGTCGAACCAGAAATAATTCAAATTGCGAGAAACATAGAGTACAAGGGTACAGCGCCTACAGAATGCAAAATTAGAATGACATATAAGGGTATTGAATTAGAAGCAGACCTAGCCAAGATGGTTCCCGGTGACAAATACATACTCACGAATGACAATGATAAATGGGAACTTGATATGGGTGGCTGCGCATACGAAAGCGTACTCAGGGAAATCAAAAATGGTAACAGAAACATGTTCCTAAAAGAAAAGGAGGTGGACTACCTATGGGATCACGCCTCCATCATCTCGTGTTGACCGAAATAGTTACGCTGTGCCATGATAAACTTCATAGAGGTTGACTTTTCATGAATGAAATCATACTGAGAAAGTGCAGCCTGTACAGCGGGACACGGAATACCCGCTGCAACACAATACATCACCATGACCCGTGCATTTTCAGCCGTCTGTTCGATGATGGTGCGGTAATCCTCGCCAATCATGGGACACTCGATGATCGTACCAGAAGACCATGCCTGCTTGATACTCTCATTAGACACGTGCCGAGTCTCCATGAGGTCGTAGCCCTCGAGGAGGGATGTCGCGAACACAAAACGAAGTGCGTCCACAGCGACTGTAAAATCGATGGCACAATTTTTATGATTGGCTGTATTAACCGCCTTAACCGTACGACTCGTGAAACGTGTATTCACCGCCGAGTTAATCGTGGGTGTGGGAATATGATATTCCATGCCAATCTCCGAACACCATAGACCCGTGTTATTCATGTGTCCGATATCCGCAATCCTGTTGAAATCATATTCATGAAGTACATCCATAGCCGACTTGGTGAGGTAGCCATAAATGTCAGTGTTTTCGATTCGCTTGAGAACCTGTCCCATGTAGTACCCATCCTGATTACAGAAGGCGTACACGTCAGCGATACCCTGTAGCATCCCGTACTCTACACCGTTGTGTACCATCTTGGTAAAGTGACCGACTCCGTAGTCTTCACCCATGTAGGCGTAACTCTTAGCAAAAGACTTGAAGAGGTCTTCGTGTTCCTCAAATGTCTTCAAGGGTCCACCAATCATGAGTGCGGGACCTAGACGAGCACCCTCAGCACCACCAGAGAGACCTGTACCGAGGTACCCGATTCCCTTGGATTGACAGAACGCACCCCGATTCCTCGAGGTTCGGTAAAATTCGTTCGAACAATCCACGATAGTGTCACCCTTGGTCATCACCGAGCTCAGTTTCTTCACCATGGTATCCGTTGTCTCTCCATGTGGGAGAGCAGTAATAATAGTGCGCGGCTCCTTCATATCAGAAACCATCTCTTCAACATTTTCGTAGCCCTTCACGTGAGAAGACTTCTTAACAACCGCCTTCACCTTTTCGGGCGAACGATTACATACATTGAGTTCGTGGGACTTCTGGATGTTTAGGGCGAGATTGCCACCAATAGAACCGAGACCGATGAGACCGAGAGACATTATACATCTTGTATGTTCCACCCTTTTATACTGATTTCACTCTCTTCACACCATGGGTAAATCTCATCACCTACAAAGTTTAGTGCATCTGTACCCGCCTCGATACATTGGTCACATATACCCTTATTGTCGTCGATGATAAGACCTATATTGAGTGCTCGACAGATATCAGACTTTTTCACCTCATGAGGAGTAAAACTATTTGTGAGAATGACATCATCAAAAACACCCGGGAAGAAATGTTCAATCCATATTTCAGTAGGTTCCCTGACGATTTCTTGACGACCCGTAACGATATACATTTTATCAAAGATCATATTCAAGTTATTCATAGCAAGTTGGGAACCCTCGATGGGTTTCAGATTTCGAAAGTCTTCTGACATGTAAAAATCACGAAGTATTACCTGTGATTCTTCTTCTGTGCAATTAAAAACTTCTCTATAAAGGTAATTGTATTTTTTGTTTTCGGGTAATTTCACCCCTCTCCTTTTAGCCATAGGTTTTAATAAATGTACAAGGACTTCATCTACATCGATGGCGATTTTACTGTTCATTTGTTGACCTTACTATTACTCGTAATCTCTAACTACTACACCAATGGGAAATCTCGGTACACCCAAGGCGGTGAGATTCTGAAAACGAACCGTCAATCGTTTCCCGATATACTTATCCTTCTCTTCGAGGAATTTTTTACGCACTTCGAGGGTGCCTTCAGGTCTCGCAGAAAAGTGCTGTTCTCCCACTTTACACACCCAGATGGCGGTACCCTTTTCGCGCCCTGTACCCTCCTTAACATCCACGATGGAATACTCCTCTGTCTGAAAATCCTTGAACTTGAGAAGGTAGTTGCTTCGCTGTCCCACTTCATACACACTCGACGCTTCTCGAATCATCGTACCCTCGTGACCCTCATCGACGTGCTTCTTATGGACCATCGGAACGTGCTCTCGCAACATGACAAGCGTCGTCTCCACATATTCATAGTGGGAGTTCTTGAGAGACTTGACCTTTTCCCAACGTTCCTCAAAGGTCATGTCAAGCTTCTTCAAATCAAAGAAATCGAACACATGGAACTTGAGCTTCAAGGGGTCAGTCTTGAAAGTGCTCGTGAGTTCCTCAAAGTTGAGATTGGGGTCGAACGCTTCACCGTCGACATATTGACCTTCCTCAAGACCCTTACCGAGAATTTCGGTTCCGGGTACAACTTTACCAGTCCTCGAGATACCTCCATCCTTAGATACCAAAAGACGGACACCATCAAGTTTGGGTTGAACATAAAAAGGTTGACTGATGTACTTTTTACGATCTTCCCATTTATTGGCCAGCATAGGCAACACTTGGTTACATTTGGTATGCTCGTTGTTCCACATGGTTTGAGCTCTCTTGAGAGCCTTCTCGTAACCAGTCTTGACGTTGGTTCGTGACTCAGAAAACTTGTCACTCCCAACAATACCAGAGGTCTTCACGATGTCAGCAGTTCCATCCTTCAAGTCCTCAACTTTGATGTCAATGTAGCGGTCGTGACCATATTTATCCTGTTTGATAAGGCGTTCCATTGTGTGTAAATAAATTCTCAACTTTAAATAGATGTCTGGAATTCCAGTTGTGAATTATGGCAGAATGGAACGACTTAGGCCACCAGAGAGTACACCTGTACCCCTGAATTTGAATACATTTTGTATTGCTTTTCTAGTCGTATGCCTATTGGCTCTGTACAAACGGTCAGTCACAATTAGTCAACGGCGTCAACAATCTTATACTTGAGGCACTTGTCCGGTGAAAGATACAAGTCCTTTTTCATGAGTTTCTTAAATCTTTTTTCGGGGATTCTCGTTTTCGTGAGATACATCTTCTTGAGCATCTTCATAAACTTTTCCGTGGACTTCATCTCAGTCTTCAAGTCCTGGAAGTTACCCCAAAACTCGGTGGAAATCTGGTGAATCAGAACGTAAGCATTCCTTCCCATGCGACGTTCTGAGCCACCCAATAGGATGAATGTTGCGGCACTACAACATGACCCCTGTGCGATGGTAACGACGCGGACCCTCGAACGTTCGAGGACGTTCATGATATTGAGACCAGAAAATATGTCACCACCTTCACTCATGACATGAACACGGATCTGTGGTTCATAACCGACGAGCTCCGCCTTCTTTTTGAGGAGGTCAATC